CGCCAGCGCACTCGATAGCTTCTTGATGCCGCTTTCCATCGTCTCGGCATTCGTGCCCGACATCTGCGCGGCAAAGGCCCATTCCTGCAACGCCTCGGCGGACATCCCGAGCTTCTGCGACTTGTCCGCCAGGTCGTCCATGCCGTCGATGATCGACGTGAAGACGCCTTTGACGACGCTGATGGAAACGTAGGCGGTGAGCCCGTCGAAGAAGCGTTTGACGGTCCCGATGGAGCCGTCGATCTTCTTTTCCAGCCGGTCGAAGGCATCGGCCTGCGCCTTGATCGCGGCAATCGCTTCGCGCGAGCCCTTGATGTCGTACTGGATGACGCGGGTGGTGGTTTCGGCAGGCATCTATTTCCCCTGGCCTTTCATCCCGATGGTGATCGCGGGCCAGCGTTGACCGGCCGGGCCGCCGCCGTGCTTCAGATCCACCCATTGATCGGTCATCCACAGCGCCGGATAGCGTTGCCGGCGATTGAGGGCGCGCAGCACCGCCTTGTGCATCGGCTCGGTGTACGTGCCGTAGACCTTGACGACTTCGGTCTTGGAGACGCGGTAGGCGCCTTGCTTCTTCTTGATCTGGCGCTGCTTGCCGAACGGACGCCAGAACAGTTTGCGGCCATAGGGCACGCCCGGCCCGACGACCGAGAAGGTGTCGGAAGTCTTCGACGCCTTGACCGCCTGCGCGATGCTGTCGCGGCCGCCGACCGGCGTGCCGTTCTTGTACAGCGCGTAGCTGGCGCGGGCGCGGCCGCTCTTGATGCGGGTCAGCTTGACCAGCAGTTCCCAGGTTTCATCGAGCGCCTGGATCAGTTGCGTCTGGTCGCCGTAGAACAGCTGCACCCGGAACTGCGTCTGCTCCAGCGGTGCGCGCCGGCCATCGACCAGCTGGAAGGAAACATTGCGCCCGCGGGATCGTTCTTCCTCGATGATGACTTCGGCCGTGTACTTGATGACGGCGGCCAGATCCTCGGGCAGCACTTCGCCCAGGAACGTGGCGACGTTCTTCGTCTCTTTTACTTTCCGGAGTTGGAGCGTTGCCATTTGCGAACCTGGATATCGGCAATCCTGACCACTGGCCAAAAGTCGGACACGTCGCAGTCATACACGTCGCACCAATGGGAAACCGCGCTGAAGGTGACCTGCCCGTTGAACGACCGCTCGGCGCTGACGTCCATGTAGCAGGACAGGTACGCCGCCAGGTCCGGGCGGTAGCGGGGTGCGTTCTCCAGCGCCTTGACCGGGATGCCCTCGGCCTGCATCGCTTCGAGGGCCTCGAGCGAGTCGCCCCACTCGATCCACCAGACCACCCGGTCGGCTATGCTTTTCCCGCTTCGTTGATTTCTTCTGCCTTGAAGTTGGCGAACTTCTCGGATTCTTCCTGCACGATCTTCCAGAACTCGGGAAACTCTCGGAACAGTTTCAGTGCCGTCTCGGGCGAATAGTCGAGCGCCGCGCCGTCGAGCTCGAAATCGCGCCAGCCGAGCACCACCGTCTCGGCATACACCTTCTGCAGGATCTCGTTGACGGTCTTGTTGTCGAGGCTGCCGGAATTGAGCGCGCGGCGGTACGGCTGAAAGCAGCGTTTCATTGCCTGCTCGTAGCGGATGTTGCCGCCGCCGGCCCGCGCCAGGCGGATGAAGGCGCCGTTCTGGAAATGCACCTCGATGCCGTCCTGCTCGAGCTCGGCATTGGTGGCAAAGGTCTTGCGCATGTCCATGCTGGACCTCGCTTCAGGCGGCGACTTCTTCAGCGACCGCGGGATAGGCTTCGGTGCCGGCGACTTCGACGCCCAGCGTCGCGGCGCCCGGTGCGCGCGTGATCGTGAGCGGCGTGCCCTGCGTCGTGTCGAGCAGCGCGGTCGCCACGCATTCGGCCAGCACGTCGGTGCCGGTGCCGCCTGCGACGACGTTGCACTGCGTCAGCTTCGCGCGATGCAGCGCGTAGTGATAGGTGTTGGGCGGCGTCGCGGCATCGGTCAGCGTGAAACTGATGTCGAGCTCGGTCTGCGCCGTCAGGTAGTCGAGCAGGCTGGCGTCGGAGTAGTACAGGCTGAAGGCAAACGTGATCTCGCAGCGGCCCATCGACATGTCGCGCGCGCCGAGCGTGCCGATGCACTCCAGCGCCCGATAGTTGTTGTTCAGCGTCAGCACCATCGACGTGAAGCACTTGCCCGTCGCCGGCACGCCTTCGATCACGATGTCGGTCACGAGCGGCGCCGTGAAGACCGGCCGCAATGCCGGCGAGACATAGGTGGCACCCGTGACGATGGCGGCTTCGGTGTCGTAGGACTTGCCGAGGATGTCGAAGGTGCCGGTGACGATGGCGTTGGGTGCAATCGTGAGCGTGAAGCCATTGATGATGCTGCCCGGGATGCGGTGGTAGTCGCTCACGCCGGTCGTGACCGGCAAGGTCTTTTCGACCGTGAACGACTTGCGCAGCGTGCCGACCTTGAGCACGTTCGTCGCCCAGTCGCTGCACATCGCACCCGAGAGGAAATCCTCGTACCAGACTTCCTTGGCGAGCTCGTAGTTGACGGTGCCCGTCACGCTGCCGCCCGTGAGGATCGAATCCTCGACCGAGCGTTGCGGGTTCATGCCGGCCGATAGCGCCGTCGTCGGCGCGAACGAGAGCGACTCGCCCGTGTAGCGCAGCACTTTGAAGGCCGGCGTTGCGGGCGTCGTCCCGTAGACGGTTTCCGGCACCTCGGCCAGGCGGACCAGATCGGCTGAGACAGGCATGGTCGTACTCCTTCAGGGCGTTACGCCGGCCACGACGTAATCCCATTCGTAATTGATGACGGTCGAGACATCGAGCCATTCGCCGTTGTCGGTCGGGAACAGCGCCGGCGGATAGGTGCCCTTCAGGCGCACATCGACCAGGTACGGGCCGTCGAAGTGCGGCCGGATCTGCTCGGCGTAGTCGAAGACGGTCTTGTCGCCCTGGCCACTGCGTCCCAGCACATGCAGAATGACGGCGCCCGATTCGCGGTAGCAGGCCGGATAGCCCAGGCTTACGCGTTCGGAGATCGTCGGCGGAAATTCGAGCGTCACCCAGTAGTCGGCGGCGCGGTTGAGATCGAGCACCTGGCCGATGGTTTCGTAGTACGGCAGCGGCGCCGCCGCAGTGACCACCGCCGTCTTGAAGACCTGGCGCGTGTGGCCGCTCATGAGGCACCTCCACCCAGCACGAAGGCCTTGAAGAAGTACGGCTCGCTCGCGTCGAAGCTCACGCGCGCGTCCTGCACCGTGTACGACTCGCCGATGTCGGAGATCAGCCGGTCGAATTTCAGCAGGTACTGGATGCCGGCCGAGCGGATCAGGGTCGGGTCGATGACGGCAAAGGCGTTGGCCTGCGTCTCGCTGTTGACGAGCTCGCCGGCCCGGATGCCGCGAAAGAAGACGAGCACGCCGGGGATCTCGACTTGGTTGCGCTTGAAGGTGAATGGCCGGGCCAAGACCTTGTGCAGCGCGAGCGGCGAGGGTCCGAGCATCTAGGCCGCCTCGAGCGATTCGCCCAGGAATTCGGACGTCGGCGGACCGCTGCAGCAGTGATGCGTGAATGCCATCACCGGCTCGATCCAGCCTTCGAGCGCGCCATCGATGATCGTGCCAATGGCTTGCGCGGGACTGTCCGAGACGCTGCCGAATTCGACTGAGCCGACGTCGGTGACGCTCACCTTCTTGGCCATGAAGCCGAACTGGTTGCCGGCCGTCTGCGTGGCCATCGCGGCGCGGATCGCATCGGCTACGGCCATCGTGAGCCAGGACGGCGGCAGGACGTGGTTGGCCTGGTACTTGACCTGCAGCGGTGACGTGCAGCATTCGCCTCGGCCCCAGAACTGGTCCGAGCACTGGCAGCCGAAGCGAAACCAGATCACGCCGTTCGTCAGATCGACCCGGTAGTCGGTGTCGGCAATGATGCCGCCTTGCGGAAAGCCGACTTCGAGCACTTCGATCACCGGCCGCTCGTTGAGGTAGACCTTGTGCAGCGGCCCAGGGAACGTGTCGAGGTAGATGCCGGCCTTGAACTGACGCCCGGTGCGCGACTGGATCGCCTGCAGCGCGATGTCGGCCATGAACAGGATCAGTACGTCCTGCGACGTGTCGTCCTCGGGGATGCCGAGCAGTTGCTTCAGCAGCACGAGCCATTCGTCGATCATGCTGTGGGCTCCTTGGCGGGATCCTGCGTGCCGCCGCCGGCCTGCGAATCCGACGGCTCGCCACCGGCTGCACTCGGCGCGTCGGCATTGGGCGGCGGAACAATCGGGGCCGGCGGTGCGGGCGGCTCGAGCGCCTGGCTCAATGGCACGTACTGCATCTGCACGCGCGGCTCGTCGCCGCCTTTGACGGGCGGATAGTTTTCCTTGGCGCGGATCTCGTTGACCGAATTGATGCCGGCGTTGATCGCCACCTGGTAGGCCTGGAAGCGCGTGTCGATCTCGGTCCTGAACAGCGTGTCGAGATCGAATTCCATGTACATCGACGGCCCGAAGTCGAAGAACTTGTCGAATGCGATCTCGATGGATTCGTAGTGCCACTGCAGCGTCGACTGGTAGTAGGTGCGCGCCAGTTGCTCGGAATTCTTGTAGCTGACCTTCGACAGATCGCCCAGCATGAACAGCGGCACGCGAAAGACGCGCGCGACGTCCTCGATGGTCCAGCGCAGGATGTCGATCAACTGCGCATCGGCGGCGGTCATCGTGAGGGCTTCCCACTTCAGCCCGTCGCCCAGCACCGCGACCTGTCCGATGTTGCCACTGGTGAAATTGGCCTTCCACTTCTCGGCCATCCGCTCGGCGGTTTCCTTCGAGATCTTGCCCGGCGCCGTGAGCACGCCAGAGGCGCGGCTCATGTTCTGAAAAAACGACTTCGAGTTCTGGATGATCGAAAAGCCCGCCGAGGCGCTGGCGCCGGCCGCGAACAGCGGCGAGACGCCGATCAGCGGATGAAAGACGGTCGCCATCCGGTCATGCAGCACGTCGGTGGCAGCCAGCAGCGGCAGGTCGGGATCCAATTGCGCCAGCGCGTTGGAATTGGCGCCGGCCGAGTTGACCTGGTAGTAGACCTCGCCTTCCCAGGTGACGAATGGCGCCACGGTGCGCGGGTCGAGGATGAACATCGACACGGGCCGATTGCTCAGGTCGCGCAGGAAAACGACATAGACGTTGCCGGCCAGCAGCTTGACGATGGTGTACTGCTGCACGAACTGCAGCCGGGTCTGGAATGGGTTCGGGCGCTTGAACAGGCGGCTCGCCCAATGATCCGGGCGCCAGGCGGCAATGCCGTTGGTGTCGATCTCGCGCGCCATGATCGGCACCTTCGAGACGTCGTCGGCGATCGTCATCACGCACGAATAGACGCCCGAGAAGGCCAGCGCCGTCTGCGCCGTGCA